GGGAGCCTTTAATCCAACATAACCTGCTCCTGCTGCATCTCCTAATCTTAATGCACCTTCTGCATCAAGAAGTAAATTTGTTCCATCCCAAATGAAATTAGCAGAACCACCAAATGCAGTTCCACCACTATTAAATTGAACTTGTGTATCGGATCCACCTGGAGGGGAAGCTAAAGCTACATCTACTACATTAGTTCCATCAGCGAAAATTAATTTAAAGCCTTTATCAGTAGTATCAAAAGTTGTTCCTGTTCCCGAAGCAGTTTTAACTACTACGTCATGAGTTCCTGAAGTTGAGTTTCTAATGATATATGTTTTTTCAATTCCATCTGGAATAATAACATTAACAGAAGTTGTAATGGTTCCGGTTAAGTCAAGAACTGCATTTTTACCGTCGGAAATAGTTCCATTGGAAAAAGTTAAAGTTACACCGGTAGTCGCATTTAATGGGATTGCTTCGTAACCACCAATAGCTTGTTGTAAAATATTTAAGTTAGTATTAGTAATATTACCCCATAGACCGGCTTTTTCACCAGTGACCATGAGTTCTAGTTTTAGATCTGTAGAATACGTTGATGGCATATTTATAAATTCCTTATATTGTCATATTTATTTAAATTATGCGGCCGTGTCAATTACATTCCAACTAACATTAGATCCGGTAGAAACTTCAGTATAAGCTACTGAGGTGCCTGTGTCAACAATTGTCCACACTTGAGATACTTCATTTCCAAGTGCTATATTTAATTGATTTCCTGTTAATAGGACACTTCCTGATATAGTGAAACTAAGTGTACCTGTAGTAGTACTTAATTCTAGACCTGTAACACCTGCAAAAGTAACAGCATTTCCTATTGCTGTACCCATATTCATATTTAATTGTTGTCCTGTAAGAGCTACATCAGGAGCGGGATCCACGGTTCCTTCTGCAATAGTAAGTGCATTACCAAATACTGGAACTTCTGCAATACCACCTACTTCTACTGTTCCTGGAGTAGGAGTTACTAATTCTAAGCCAGTAGGGGAAGCTATAGTAAGAGCATCTGATTCTGCTGCACCTAAAGCTAAAGTTATTTCTTGACCTGTTACACTTAATTCTGAATCTGCAATAATGAAAGGTGTGCCAACTTGAATTGGAATTTGTGTTCCAGAAGCAAATGCATCGGGTGATGGATCTACTCCACTTAATGCAAATTCTAAAACAATTCCTGTAGGAGAAGCAATAGTTAAAATATCTACTGACTCATCTCCAAGAGATAGATTTATTTGAGAACCTGTTACAGAAGTAGTAACAGAAATACCTGTGGTGCCCCAATCTTGAACACCGAAACCTAATCTACCCCAACCAGTATTTATTTCTTCTGTAGTGGTAACGGTTCCTAAGGATGAATTTAAATTTTGACCAGTGAGTAATACAAATACATCAGAGTTTTCACCCCAAGAGTTTTGACTCCAAGAGCCTATTCCGAATTCATTGGCCATAATAGGTTAGCTCCTATTATGCGTTGCCGATTCTTAGAATAGCTGCTGAAGTTGTAAATGCTGGAAACTGAATTGTAAAAGTTCCCGAAGTCGCTGTTTTGTCTGCATCAAAATCTAATACTGCAACTGCCGCGTTGGTAGATGAAGTATTATAAATTAAAGCACCTCTAGCTGTGATCGTTACACCAGTAAAAGACAAATCAGCAAAGTCAACAATCGCAACACCTGATGAGACTGACGTACTTGGATTTGGTTTTACTAATACTCCACCACCTGCTGTATATTGTCCCGAAGCTGTAACTTCTCCAGTAGATGTATACGCTGTAGTAGCAGAACTTAACGTTGCAGCAGAAGTATACAGAGAAAGTTTAAAAGTATCACCACCCGTGTATTGAAAGTCGTGCTTCCCTTCTAGTACTTCTTGCTTAAAACTATTTGCAACTGCTTGTGTTATTGCCATGTTAACTCCTTATTGTTGTTTTGGAAGTCGAGGTGATCCATCTGTGAATTCATCTCTTCTTCTTCTTCCCATTTGTTCAACTGTAAATCCCTGTAAAGCTTGTTGATATTTTCCCTCATAATACTGGAGCATATCTGCTGGACCTTTTAAGAATCCAAACGCTTCTACTAAGCAAGCATATAAAAATCCAGTAGGAAATTCTGTACTTAAATATGTAGTTGTATTAGTAGCCGATAATCCTTCCGGTTTCAAGATATAATTTATCTGCATGTTATAATTTTGATCTGGGGTAGGAGCCACTACAATGGTATTTTCATCCCAATATCCGTAGTATTTAGGCAAACCTTGCACTCCTGTTGGGTTATATTCAGACATATAATTAGTATCTCTGTACTCTAAAAAAGATCTATCACTATTATCTGCTCCACCTCCCGCATTAGTAATCTGGCAGGATCTAATAATCAGTGTTTGGTTGTTAATAAGGGGTGTGTTTACATACCTTTGACCGGATACAATATCCGCTTGCGCATATTTTCTGTTGTTATCAGAATCTACATCTCGTAAAATTCTCCATTCAGAGTCTTGAATAAATCCATCTAATATAGTGGTTGTAAATACGTTAGCATCTACTTCACAATAATCTCTAATTTTAGTTAATAATTCTGCGTATGTCATATTATCCTTGTAACGTTACTGGGCCTACAGAGCAAGTGTTTCCTCCTCCATATATCCCACCAGTAGTGGCATTATCTGCACTTTGAAAATAAAAATAATTAATAGGGTTAGTTAAAGCATTTGTAGTAGTTCCTCCTGTTACTACACCACTAGAATTAATCTGTCCTAAAGAAATAGTAAAACCATTAGAATTACTAATATCACTTACCCCATCAAAAGTAGGAATGGTTAAATATCCAGTTGGACTAGTTGCTCCATAAAAACGAACTATGTTTCCAGTGCTTCTATCATTATTAGGAGAAGATACATTGATATAAGTGTTTCCACTATAAATAATAGTTTGAAAAGGATTAGAAGGTAGTAAAACTAAAACAGGGGGCTCTACTCTATTGGGTCTCGCATGTCCTAAAGCTTGAGGATCTGCACGATGAGGTTTTGGATTTAATTGAGGTTGTTTTGGTTCATACTCAGAAGTATGCACCCATGCCCCATTCCATTCTCTAACCATTTCTCTATAAGGAAACGCTTGACCAGAACGATCCGAGATAGCTTGAGAAAATTTTCCACTAGAACGATTAGCCATATTAATTAGTTGGGTAGTAAGTTTGAGGAGAAATAAAAGAGCTAGAGGGAGAACCATCTTCTTCTAATGCTCTTTTTAATTCATCTTCATATAATAATTTTAACATTTCAATTCTTTGTGGTGCAAATTTAACCGCTAAATAATAAGCTAGGCCAGCTAACATACAAGGGACAAAACGATAAGGCACATCGGTTGCATTAGTATAAGCTCCTGAATCTTGAATTCTTTTTTCGTAGTAATAATTAATAGTGTTACCGGCATAAGTGGCTCCCGGTGTTAGATACAAGGTAATAGTGACTTTATCAATAAACCGCTCTACAAAGAAATTAGTAGGTTGTCCTTGATCTTGTTTATTCGAATATCCTTGATAAGCAGATCTATTAATTTTTTCTAAAGGAAATCCTACGTTAGTAGCATTAATATAATTAGTCTCTAAAATATCACCTGTTCCATATACAATCGTGTTGTAATCATACACAGTGGCATCGTCCGCGTGCGTAGCTGCTGTAGTTGCATTCGCGCCGCGAGTGGCTCCGGTTAAACTTGTACTTCCTGAGTTCTGACCTGTATAAGTGATTTGTTCCGTTCCAATTAAAACAGTACCGGTAGTGGGAAACCCTACTAAAGAATTTAAAGGTATGGTAGTTACAGAAGCATCTATAGCTGCGGATAAACTATTAAAGACTCCATCTGAAGTCCCATCCGCAGAAGAACGATATAAATTATAAACAGCTTGACCTTGAATAAGAGTAATAGAATTATTTCCTACTTCCCAATAATGAAGACCTCTATTTCCCCATTCTTGAAATAGAATATTAAGCGAGCGTCGAGCACCTTTAAGTTGGTAACCAGATAATGCTTGAAGTCCTATTCGTTCGTATGCTTCTTCTATTATTTCTTCAATAGAAAAAGTTTTTTCAAACGTGTATGTTCCGGAAGTAGTGTTAGCCATTTAGACTCCTACCCTGCTGTTAAACCTGGTCCTGAATACTTATCAGTAAATAATGTGTAAGCAGTTACATTAGTTTTAGTTTTACAATAAATTCCTTTTGGAAAAACAATTCCATCTTCAGGAAAATTTAAAGTAAGTACATCTCCATTAGGGACATCTACATATAGTAATGTAGTTCCTGAATTAGATGTAGTAGTTAATTCTAACACACCTGCCCCTACACCGTCTGAGGCAACCGAAATTGCTTTCAACCTAATAGGTTGTGCTATAACTACTGTTGGACCTTGTGCAGCTGCTGATCTAGTTGCTTGTATATCGCCTTTAAAACCCATTTTATTCTCCTTAGTTAAGAGCTCCCTAAGGAGCTCTTATAATTATTTATTATTATGATGCTGATATGTTAGCTAATGTGTCTAATCTTTTCCAGTTTGTACCATCTGAAAAAGCGTATACTGCAGCACCTGCTGCACCATCATCAACATAGATTAAAACAGCGGTGTTACCAACTGCTTCTAATGAACTAGTTCCATCTGAAACAGTGTTTGCATCAACAACTGTCCAAGTGTTAGTTCCACCTTGTTGAGTGTCGCCTGCATTAGGGTTAGGTCCACCAATAAAACCATTTAGTGAAGTTACTGGACCTGTAAAAGTCGTGTTTGCCATTATTATATTCTCCTAGTTTATTTAATACAGTCTCTAGGTCGTCTGCTGAACTCAGTCTGTATCAAATATTAAATTTATGTTCAGTGAAAGTATTATACATAAAAAAAGGGGCGATGTGAACACCGCCCCTAATTTGTTATCAATCTAACTTAGATTAGCTAGTTGGTAAGTTTCCGTTACCAAAGATAGCTCTAGGATCAGACCAGCCGAAGCTGTATCTTTCTCTAGCTTTAAATCTAACGTTACCTGTATCGAAGTCACCTTCCATAGCAGTTTTGATTGGACTTCTAACAAAATGCTTCATTCCATTAGGAACATCCGTTAAAATAAAGAAAGAATCAGTATCTGTTAAGAAGTGATTAATTCTGTATCCTTCAGGGACCATTCCCATAGAAGCTAAAGCATTGATGTCATTGTCAGCTGTTCCTGTTCTTAGAGGAGATTTCATCAATCTCTCAGCAGTAAATTGTAATTCTTTTGGAATTATCATTTTTCTGCCTGAAAGAGCAATTTTTAATCCTCTTTCATCTACAAAACCAGCGATATCAATCAATGATTGCTCTAGTGATGTTTCATTCAAGTCAGCTGCAGTTGCAAGAACGTTTGAGAAAGTACCACCTGTTGCTAATGGGTGAGCGTTTCCGATTAGGGATTCGCCGTCTCCACCTGTAACAGTAGTAATTTGCGCATTGTTCAAAACAGAAGCCGCTGTGACTTGTTTTGAGTGTGACATAGATCTTGCTAAAGCTTTTGTGTATCTTCCTGCAAGTTTGTCATACAAGTTGTCTTCAATCGCTTCTTCAGTTATAGAGAAAGCAAGAGCAACAGTGTTGTGTGTGTATCTAGCAGTGAAAGTTTCATTTGCTTGATCGAACACAACGCCCGCACCTTCTTGTTTAACTGGAGCACCAGCGAAACCTGATAGCATAACTTCTTCTTCAAACGCTCTGTCTGAAGATTCTGCCATGAAGATTTCTGTATGCTCATTGTCGTAACGATTGTATTCCAGGCCGAATAGTGCATTCAATCCTGGCTCTAGTTCTTTAACTAGCTGTGATCGTGATATAGCCATTATTTATTTCTCCTATTATAAGCCTGTACCACTTCTATAGAAGTGATTGTTGATTCTAACAAGAATATTAGCGTTAGCAGAAGCAACGTCTGAGTTTGCTGGATCTTGCGAAATATCAATTGCTTGCACAACAAATGTTCCGTTAGTTCCAGAAACGCTAACGTCAAGTTGCACTTCCGATATTCCTGTTTTTGTGTTTCCAGTACCAGTGGTTACTGAGTAGTTTTGAAACAGATCCGCTCTTGCGAAAGTCGCATCAGCATCCATCAAAAAAACTGCATCTGGGTCATCAACAACAAACGCTGTAATATCGTTTGTTGCGACTCCGCCAGGATAGTAGTTTTTCCAAGTCGGCTTTTGAGTTGTAGGATCTGAGTAAAATACTCCGTTGAATACACCTACTACAGCAGTACTAGTATTAGCAGTTGCTCTTTCAATGTTTCCCCCAGTTACAGGTACAACCAAGTCACCTTGGTAAATTGCTGTAGCATAATTGCTAGCAATCGTGTATCTGTTCTGAGCTCCAACCAATGGGGTACCGTCTAGTTTTCTGTACGGTCTTAAACCGAACTTTTCACTTACGTTTGCCATTTTATTTTTACTCCTATTTTATTGTTAAGTTAAAGCCGACCTTACGTTGGTAGATATAGCCAAAAAATTTTTAGCGTTTACGTCCACCACCAAAGGTCACTCTGGTCTGCCTATCAATATTGATCGGCATACCTGGGTGCTGTTCCTTCATGAGATCATTTTGTACAGCTGTCATTTGGTCCTGAGTAATTTTTGAAAAATACTCATTACGCTGTTTTAAAATCTCTTCGGGTATCCTTGCCAGCACAAGGCCTCCAATCCCGATGAACCCCTGATATTGTCCTGTAGCAATAATAGGGTACTTCATTATTTCAACTGAATCTTTATATTCATCAGCTCTAACAAATTCATAACCTTCTCTTAGTTTCTTTGATACATTTCCTGCATCTTGGAAACCAGCTACTTCGGTTCTTATCCATCTATGAATATAACCGTGTGGTGCAGGTGGTGCATCCAAACTCGATGGTAAAGTCCAACTTTTTTTTCTAGTAGTCTCAATTCTAGAATCGGACTTGCGTGAAGACTTGTCTAGTGTAGTCATATTATCTTTCCTCCTTCACGAATTTAGCATATTCCTCTAGTGGCACCCCTAATTTTTTAGCAATAGCCACCTGTGACTTGGTGAGAGTCACGGTTCTGCGTCCACCTTGCCTTCTAGAAACTCCAGCAACAGATTGGACGGGCTTCTTGTTGCTACTTTCCTCACGGACAGTTTCTTTGGCATTAGCAAACTTAGAAGGAAAATATTCCTTCATTCGTTTATTAATTTCATTATAGTAGTCATCACTCTCTGCGTCAAACCCTTGACCTAAAAGCTCATCATGCAGACCCATAGCAGCAGAGGTCAATACTCTATCTTGACCAAACCAACTATTGTCTTGAGCCCAAGTTCTTGCTCTAGGGCTTATAGGAGCAGTATTTTGAGTGATTGCTTGCTCTGTAGATACTTGTTCTTTAGGTTGAGACTCTATTTCTTTTTGTCTTTTTTCTTTTTCCGATAAAGAAATTCTTACTTTTTCTTTTTCTACAGCTAATCTAGTTAAACTATCGTTAGCCTCCATTACTTGATCGGTATCCTGAACATCTAACGCATCTTTTAACTGTCTTCTTACTTTATCTCTCTCAGCGTCAATTCTAGCGTCATACTGTTTTAAGTATTCCGTATCGCTAGTCTCATACTTCTCAGAAACATCAGAATATTTTTTTTGAAGACCTTTAGCATACTCAAGTGCAGCTTTTTCTCTTCTTTCTGACTCTCTGTATTTAAAAGTTAATTCTTTAATTCTTTTTTGAGCATTCTCAGAAACTTTAGAAAGATTATCCTTAGACTCTTCTTTTTTAGTTTCCGTTTCTTGAATAAAATCAACTTCAGGTTGTTCTTTTTTATTTTCTTGCTCTATCTCTTTTTTGTCTTCTGTTTTTTCTTTAGATAGAGTAGAAATATCTGTATATCCTAAATCTACATCTTCCTTTTTAATCTCAGAAGCATGTTTTTCTTTGTCTGTATCGGTAGTCTCAAAGTTAATGCTTGTTTCTTGAGCATCATCTGTATCAAGATCTACTTCGTTATTATTTGTTTGTTCTTGCATAGTTTCTCCTAGTAGTTATGAATGATATTTTGTGGATCACTGACCGTGCCGATAATTTCATCGTCATTAAGAATCCTTACTTCTCCAAGATCTGTTTTAAATCTAGATCCAGCGTATCTTCCAAAGATTACCCACTGTCCTTCTTTACACCAAGCTCCTGTGGGAAATTTAGTTTCGTCTTGATAACAAAGAGGTCCCATTTTTATTACGAGAGCACATACAGTTGCTATAGACATTCTTTCTTGAGCTTCATCCGATATATGAATTCCACCTTTTGTTTTGGAAGGCGGCATGTAGGGACGTACTAAAATTCTCCAGCCAGTAGGCTCTGGAACTTTACTAAGCATTTCTGATATGTCATTTGGATCGGTAGGTATAGTTGAATCTTTTTCTTTTTTAAGACTCGAAACTATCGCTGACCCGTCTGGTTTCACTAAGGTCGTCATCTTCTATATCCTCATTTTTCAGCAGGTATTGAATCACCTGAAGCAGTTCTTCTAAAGAACTGAGTTGACCCCTAGAATACTGAAGCTTCTCTATAGTGTCAACACCATGCACGATGTGTTCGGATTTGACCTTAATTAAATTTTTTATTTCGGATCGTAAACGGTTAACTGTATCTATATCCATCATAGGAAAGTACTAACAAATATCAAAAGTAAAAGATATAGTTATTTTTTCTTAGTATTAATAATATCCGTTGCTTTTATGCCATATACAGCCGCTACCACTGAAATCCAAAGTCCAGTAATCCACCATGGCATAGCCTGTAATTTTTCAAAATAAATATCTAATTTTTCACCTATCTTCTCGTCTTCTGCAAAGACTGAATAGGCTAATAAAAACAAAGGTGAAGATAAAACTAAAAGTATAAATTCATCTTTCCAGTCTCCTTTTTGAGACTCAGATACTTGATGCTTGAGCTCTATTTCTCCTCGAGACATTTTCTCTGCGTGCAGTAATCTTGCCTGTGAGATAGCTTGTTTTTCTTTTTGTTTGTTTTCGTATACCGTGGTCGCCGTTTTGAACGCTGACCCTAAAAGATTCAACCATATCATAATATTTTTTCGTCCTTCTTTTGCCTAAAAAGGGTATCATCTGTTCTAAGACCTGTAAAGCATGTAGTCCACTTACTGACCATGCCCAAGCTTGTTTGTGGTAATCTCTTAATTTTATTTTTCTAAAACTACCAGCATTAAAAAAAACTTGAAATCTTTCTATAATATCTAAATCGGTCATAGATACAGAAAGTTCTATTCGTTTTCGATTAGATCCACTTTTCCAATATCCAAAGCTACCTTCTCCTTCAAATACTCCAGCAAGAAATGATAATTTTTGTTTTTTACTCCAAAGAGAAAAATTCACTTTAATAAAGTTTAATTTTTTTATGACCTTGAACTTGAATAGATTTAGTACCACGAGTAGAAACGGAAGTTCCTGTTTTCGCTCGTATAAAATTGATTCTTTTAAAAGTAGATGGCTTATCTATAGATAGAGAAGATAAAGAATTAATTTTAGGTAAAGAAGAATCTGAACCATCTGAAGTCTGAGTAGAGGTAGGGGTAGTTTTATTTTTCATACCCATAGCTTTTCTTCCTTTAGAAGTGTCACTTAACGTTTTGATACCAGTATACACACCAGCACCAGGCACTACCATGGCTGGTCCCATTGCACTAACATTAGCTGAAAAATTATCTCCGAAAGAAGTTATACTTCCTTTAGGAGCATACGCTTGCGTCTCGTAATCAAAATCACCATCATTTCCATAACTACTATCTTGGCTAGTATCTACACCTGCTGCATTTGCTTCTGCTTCGGAATATCCACCACCGCCAGTATCTTCAGCGTCAAGGAAACTAGGTATACCGTTTATCTTTTTTCCAGAGCCACCTAATTTTTTTAAAAGCTTAGCTTCTTTTTTGTTAATGTAAGCAAGGAACTCACCTTTAGGAGCTTTGTCCTCTAAAGTCTTCTTAGCTGATTTTATTTTTCTTTTTACCATTGTTTAAGTATAACACCTTTCGTAAAGGTACGTTAATACCTTGAGGGTTAGGTCCTCTTTTGGGAGGAACTCCAAATCGTACTCCTCCACTGAGTCCTTTTCTATGATTTTGTGAATTTACACTCATTATTTTTTCATTTTTTTAATATGTTTTTTAACTAGCTTAGCTTGTTTGGCATGTGTCTTTGATGCTTTTTTTAATCCTTTTAATACTTTTTTTAATTCTTTTACCATTATTTTTTCCTCACAATTGTTTTAGCATTTAAGTCCTTCTCTATGCTTTTGATTTTTTTGTCTTAGGTTTTTTAGCAGTCTTAGCTGCTTGAGCAAATTGAGCTGACGTAGGTCTTCCTTTGGATCCCTTTTTTCTCATTGTTTCACCACTGCCTTCTTTAATTCTTTTTTTCTTAGCGAGTATGTTTGCGTATAGTCCTGGTTTAGTAGTAGTAGCCATTATTGTCCTTTTGTTTGGTTTAATTTTTGTGCTTGTAGATTTAATTTTTCTTTAGCAATACCTAATCGATCTTGTTGTGAATCTTCTTGAGATTTTAACTTCTCCATACCTAAAGCTAGATCCGCTTCCTGTCTATCCATCTGTCCTTGCTCTTTCATTTGAGATTCTTGAGATTTACGTTGTAAGTCTAGAGCTCTCAGATCTATTTCTTGCTGCTTCAATTGAATTAAAGGATCTTGTTGAGCATTATTAGCTTGAGCCTCCATCTGTTGTAAGCTAGACGTAATCTCTACTATCTTTTTAGCGATCAGCATATCTACTTGTGCTTGCATGGCTTCTGGATTTTGTTGAGCCATTTGCATCATTCTAGGATCTTGTTGAACCATTGCTGTAACTTCAGCGGTAGCTTTTAAACTAATGTGCTCTGAGATGTGAGACTGTAGTAAAGCATACACCTGAGGATTAATTTGAACCATTCTAGATTGCATAAAGATAGAATGAGCTTGAATATGTGCCTCATGGTCTTGTTGAGGGAATGCTTGTAACAACTGTACCTTTAAAGATTCTGCATTTTCTCTCGCAGGGTCTATAGGAGCTGGTTGTTTCGGTGGAACTAGGATCATATCAATATTTTTAGTTCCTAAACTCTCATATACACGTCTATAGGCTTCATATACGTTATGTAAATTAGGTGCAGACTGAGCAATTTGTAATTGTGTCTGTGCTAACGTCACTCTTTGTGTCATGGACCATAAATTAGGGTCTGCCATCGGCAAAACATCAATACGATCATCGAAATCTGCTGATTTAATGTTTCTTTCTGCTCCATATACATCATAAGGATACTCTTCAGGTAGAGATTCATTACAAATTCTAGCTAAAATTTTAAATTCTTGTTTCATTGCGTAGTAACAACGCTTATGAATAGCGCTCATCACTCTAGAACCACGTTCCATAAGAGCAACGGTAGTACCCACAGCTGCTTGTTGATTACCATCTCCTACTTGAATGTCTGCAATAGCCGCAAATCTCTGACCAGCAGTCACAACAAAGTTTAATAAAGCAAATAAAGTTTGGGAAGGTTCTTTGAAAGGCAACATTTGGAACTGATCTTTGATATTTCCTCCTGGTGCATCCACATCTCTAAACTCTCCTGGTTGAATAGGTTGGTCATCGTCTCGTACTTTCATTCCTCTAGACTTAAATCCAGCAGGAAGATTGGACAACGTACCAGCGTCCAGTAATTGTCTTAATGCTTCGGTGGCCGTTCTAGTTAAACCACCAATCATGTGTAGTAAACCAAAGCCATAGAAACCTAATCCTGGTAAAAACTTAAAGTGAACAAAGTATTCAATACGCTTGTACTTAGCGTCATCGGCTCGGTAGTTTCTATAGATAGATAAAATTTGTCCTGTGTTCTCTACTACCGTTACAATGTAAGGAACTTTAATATTCGTTTCTTTGTTCATTTCTTGGGAAGTATATTCTTCTAAATCTAAGTCCACATGAACTTCTAATACATTATACAGTAGTTCATTGTAGGTAGGAGTAATTCCTTCAATCTTATTGATTTTTTCTTGAGTAGAATTTTGCTCCATGGTAGGTTCTTGTAGATCTATTTTAGAGTACACACCAATTTCCATTTTTTTAAGAATATCATTCTCTGTCATTTTCATAACTTGAGAAATTCTTTCGCACTCGGCTAAACTAGTAGCATAATAAGGAACCACTAAATCTCTTGGATGAATATATTTAGAAACAGGTCGTTCTAATAATTCATCATAATATACTTTTTTAAACGTGGATCCTGTTAGAGGTAAGTAATACAACATTTGATCTACATCGGTGGTATATTCTTCCATCTTATCCATGATTAAATAATTCATGTAATCTTTAACACGGGTAGACTGTAATTCTTTCTCTGCG